AGGTGGAATAATTTTTTCCCAAGAATCTTTAGACAAAGCAAGAATAGCTACAAATTGTGGTTATGTTTTAAAGATGGGGGATCTTGCATACAAGGATAAAGAAAAATTTAATGAACCTTGGTGCAAATTAGGAGATTGGGTTATCTTTGCTCGTTATGCGGGTTCAAGATTACCAATTGAAGGTGGAGAAGTGCGAATACTAAACGATGATGAAGTGTTAGGGACTATAAAAGATCCCGAATCAATTCTTCATTACATATAAACATAGGAAGGAACTATGCAAGAAGAAGACATAAAAAAAGAACCTATGGTTGATGTAGGAGACACTAACGAAAGTGAAACTGAAGTCGATCTAGAAAAGAAGCCGGAAGAGCAGACAACTGCTGAGAAGGAAGAGATCAAAGTTGAACAGGTGGAAGATACGCCTGTTAAGACTGAGGCTCCGAAAGAAGAGAAGGAAGAAACAAAAGTAGAAGAGAAAGACGAGTTAAAACAATATAGCGAAGGCGTTCAAAAACGTATTGCTAAATTAACTCGAAAAATGCGTGAAGCAGAAAGACAAAGAGAAGAAGCTATTGCTTTTGCAAAAACAGCTAAAAGTGAAAGAGATCAATTACAAGATAGATTCTCTAAACTTGATAAGTCTTATGTTTCTGAGTTTGAAACTAGAGTTAAAACCAACATGGATGCTGCGAGAATTGCTTTAAAATCAGCAATTGAAGCAGGAGACGTTGATGGTCAAGTTAAAGCTCAAGAACAAATGGCTAATTTAACTGCAGATGCAGCTAGATTATCCTCTTTGAAAACATTGAAGGAAGAAACTGCTAAAGAACAGGACAAAGAGGTAAAAGTTAGACCTCAAGGTACTGAAACGGCTAAAACTGATCCTAAAGCGGAAGCTTGGGCATCTAAAAATGGCTGGTTTGGCAATGATACTGCAATGACTTATACTGCATTTGACATGCATAAAACACTCGTAGAGAAGGAAGGTTTTGACCCTCAATCTGACGAATATTATGTTGAAATTGATAAAAGAATGAGACTTGAATTTCCGCAGAAATTTGATAAGATGGAAGGTACTTCTACAGAAAGAGCAAATAAACCTGCTCAGACTGTAGCATCAGCTAAACGTCCAAGCGTAACAGGACGCAGAAAAACTGTGAAACTCACACCATCACAAACGGCAATCGCTAAAAGATTAGGTGTGCCACTTGAAGAGTACGCAAAACAATTAATCGCGAAGGAGGCGTAACATGAAAAACGACAACATAAAAACTCATCGCGCGAGTCAGACAAGAGATAAGGTTAAAAGACCTACCACTTGGACTCCCCCGTCATCTTTAGATGCACCACCTGCGCCAGACGGTTTTCGGCACAGATGGATAAGAGCTGAGACTATGGGCTTTGATGATGCCCAGAATATGTCTGGCAAAGTTAGATCTGGATGGGAACTCGTGAGAGCAGACCAATACCCAGGTTCTGATTATCCAACTGTTAAAGAAGGCAAATATGCAGGAGTCATTGGGGTTGGCGGCCTATTGCTGGCTAGGATACCAGAAGAGGTTGCGAAAGCTCGTGAAGAGTACTTCAGAAAACAAACTGAAGCTAAGAACGAAGCATTAGACAACGACCTTATGAAGGAACAGCATCCAAGTATGCCGATCGATAGTGAAAGGCAGACTCGTGTAACCTTCGGTGGTACTAAGAAAAGTTAATCTTTTAACGATTCTAACCAACGAATTAACATAAACCGTTTACGACATGTGTCGTAAACATAAGGAGATAAACTATGGCAAACACACACACGCAAGGTTTCGGTTTGCGACCGATCATGAGAGTTGGTAATACACCTTCTATTCAAGGTCAGTCTAAATACGAAATCGCTAGTGCTCAAGCTGGGACGCTATATAATGGAACACCTGTTAAAGTAGACATAAATGCCGCTACAGGTGGATACATTGTTGAAGCTGCTCAAGGTACTGCTATGGTGGGAACTTTGAATGGTGTGTACTACACAGATGGTACAACTTCAAAACCAACATGGAAAAACTGGTACGTTGGCGGAACAACACCTGCGAACAGTGAGACCACTAAAGCGTTTATAATCGATGATCCTTTTCAGGAATTCATGATTGGAACAAACGCAACGCTAGGCGCGACGGTTGCTTTAAGACAAGCTAAAGTAGGCTTGACTTTTGCAACGACAGCAGCGGCTGGTGACGATACAAACGGAAGATCTTCTATAACATTGGATATTGCTTCTGCAGCAACAACTGCAAAACAATTGAGAATGGTTAGAGTAGGAGAAAATCCAGAAAACCAAGATGAGACAGCTGCATATTGCTCGGTTGTAGTTAAATGTAACTTACACCAGTACTTAGTTGGCTCATTAGCAACAGGCATATAATAAGGAGATAAATTATGGCAATATCACGATCACAGCTAGTTAAAGAACTAGAGCCAGGATTGAATGCTTTATTCGGCCTGGAATATAAAAGATATGAGAATCAGCACGCTGAAATCTTTGAAACAGAAAATTCAGACAGAGCTTTTGAAGAAGAAGTTATGTTATCTGGATTCGGAAACGCACAGGTTAAAGCGGAAGGTCAAGGAGTATCATTTGATGATGCACAAGAGACTTTCACAGCTAGATACACTCATGAAACGATAGCACTTGCTTTCGCAATCACTGAAGAAGCGGTTGAAGATAACTTGTATGACAGACTTGCGTCTAGATATACAAAAGCATTAGCTAGATCTATGTCGAACACTAAACAAGTGAAAGCGGCAAACGTTCTAAACAATGCATTCGACAACACTTACAAAGGTGGCGACGGAAAAGAACTATGTGCTACGGACCACCCGATATTAGCGGGATCTTTCAAAAACGAGTTGACTACTTCAGCCGACTTGAATGAAACTTCCTTGGAGCAAGCTTTAATAGACATTGCTGCAATGGTTGATGAAAGAGGTCTTAAAATTGCTGCTAAGGGGAATAAAATGATTATTCCTTCTGCGCTTCAATTTACTGCTGAAAGACTGATGAAGTCTGCAGGTAGAGTTGGAACAGCTGATAATGATATCAACGCTGTCAAATCAATGGGAATGGTTCCACAAGGTTATGTGGTTAACAATTTCTTAACTGATACTGACGCTTGGTTCATTAGAACAGATGTACCTAACGGAATGAAAATGTTCGTTAGAGCACCAATTAAGACAGCTATGGAAGGTGACTTCGATACTGGTAACGTAAGATACAAAGCTAGAGAAAGATACAGCTTCGGCTGGTCTGACCCTAGAGGTATTTTCGGCTCACCAGGAGCGTAATCTTAATTAAATTAATGAGGCGGCCTTAAAACCGCCTCATTTTCAGAATAAAAGGTGAAAATGGAAAAGGACTTCAAGGTAAAAATCATAGCATACGGCTATCAAACAGAATTTAATATTAGAGCCCAAGATAGTGTAGAAAGTATAGAACAATCTATAGTTGACAAGCTGGGAGAAAATAGTGTAAAGTGGGACGAATCAGGATTTTATGACAAGGGTCGTAAATGGATAACCTATGAGGAGGTTAATGATGGTACAAGACCTGTACAAACAAAAAAAGTCCTTGGAGTTGAGTTGGGAGCAGGAACACCTTAAAGAAGGTAGATACACTCTCAATATGGTCAGAATCGATAGCGCTATAAGAGATGTTATTGGTCAGATTAAGCTGGAAGAAGCTAAAATAGCAAATAGAGAAAACTCTATTAAAAATTCAGCTCCAGAAGTGTCAATAGCCACTTAATAAAAAGCTATATATCAGAAAGCATACTTTCAATACGGAACCTCTTGCGCTCTACTAAAAATAAGAGTATATTTAAAGCACTATACAATAAAAGAATACTGACGAGTATAGTCGACGGCCTAGAGACAGTATTCGCAAATAACTAGGAGGATAACAACATGGCACAAACACTATTTAGAGGACCAGTTCTGCAAGGTAAATTTAACGAAGCAGGTTTAACTGGATACAATCTAGAAGAAAAATCAGCTGCATACACAGTTGCTAACGCAGACAGTGGAAAAACGTTCACGTCAAAATCTGGCGATGTAACTTTTACATTACCTGCGATTACAGAAGGCAGAGTATTTACATTTGTAAATACTGGTGCTGATAGCACTAACGGAATTAACTTTGCATGTAATGGTGCAGAAGTAATTCGTTACGCTGGAGCGAACAATGCTGTTTTAGCAAACACTAAAGCAACTTCTAAAGTTGGTGATTTTATCACTATTGGAAGTTTAGAAGGTGGAACTAAATGGGCAGTTCTTAATGTACAAGGAATCTTCGCATAATTTTAATTGGAGCTCCTTCGGGAGCTCCATTATTAAGGAGCAATAATGGCAGGCGGAGGATCTTTTTCAAGTGATCAGGGGTTTACAACTCTAACAGCTGACGGAAATTTTAAAAGAATTACTGGAGGCACAACAGACATTGGACCCTGCAGAATTACATATATACAAGCTAATGGCAGTGCAGCAGATTGTACTGTAAAACTTTATGATGGAACTTCAGCAGCAGGTAATCCAACATTTCAAGCTAAATTTGGAAGTGAAGGGTTAGATATTTTTGTACCAGGAAGTGGTATAAGATTTATTACAGGAGTTTATTTAGATTTGGATACTACTGATTCAGTAACTATAGGATACACAGGATAATGAGACCAACAGATGTAAAATCAGTTCGAATGACGGCAACAGGAAGTGTCTTTGCAGGACCAACAAGACTAAGAGGAATAATTTTAGCTTCAGATGGTTCAGCAGGTTCAGTTCAACTACAAGACGGGGACTCTGTAACACAATTTCAAGCAGACGTACCTGCTGGGGATATTTTTAGTTTAAATATTCCACAAAACGGAATCTATTTTAAAGGTGGTATGACAGTATCAGCATTAACAAATGCTACTGCTACTATTATTTTAGATAAGTAAGGAGTAAAATGCCTACGTCAGGAACTACAGCGTTCGATTTACCAATCGACGAAATAGTCGAAGAAGCATTCGAAAGAACGGGAATGCGTGGTAATAGAACAGGATATCAATTAAAAAGCGCTAGACGTTCTTTAAATATTCTTTTGACTGAATGGAACAACAGAGGAGTTAATCTTTGGAAGATTAAATTGGCTACTGTTCCTTTAGTTGAAGGACAAGCACAATATACTTATGCTAATGATAACACTAATTTTCCAACAGATATTAGTGATGTATTAGAAGCATATGTTAGAAATAATACAACAGCGACAGCTCCGGTAGATACAACTTTATCAAAAATAGATAGATCAGCATACGCAGCTTTAGCTAATAAATTATCAAAAGGAACACCTTCCCAATATTGGGTAGATAAAACTAGATATGTAAGAAATGCTGCTGGAGCAGTAACTGCATCACCTAGTGTATATTTATATCAAACACCAAGCTCTTCTTTTTCAGGAGCAAATTATCATTTAAAGTTTTATTATGTTGCTAAAATAGAAGATGCAGGAGCATACACATTAAATGCTGATGTTATTCATGGCTTTATTCCACCTATGTGTTCAGGTTTAGCTTATTACTTAAGTTTAAAATATTCACCAGATACAGCTCAAGCAAATAAATTAATTTATGAAGATGAAATGGCTAGAGCAGTAGCAGCAGATGGTTCACGATCATCTACTTACATAACACCACAAACATTCTATGGAGACGGAGTATAATGGGAACATGGTCAAAAGGCAGATGGTCAAAAGCAATTTCTGATAGATCAGGAATGCAATTTCCATATAATGAAATGGTAAAAGAATGGACAGGAGCTTTAGTTCATACTTCAGAATATGAACCTAAACAACCTCAACTACAACCACCTTACCATCATGCAGATCCTCAAGCTTTATTAAACCCAAGACCTGACAGAACAGAATTTAATACCGCAACTCAAATGCCACCAAATCCTTTTTCAACTGCGGGCACAACTACTATAACAGTATTTCAACCATCTCATGGTTATTCAGCAAATGACATTGTAAGATTTAGTAATGTTAATGTTCCATCTATTGGTGGATTAGACAGAAATGTTTTTAATTTAGAAACTACTTTAAATGGAGCTCTTACTGCAAATGCAACAACTGTTCCTTTAGCAGATACTTCTGATTTTCCAACTTCTGGATATATTTTTATAAAAGAAATTCAACCTGACTCTAATCCAGATGCAGTTGATAATAGTTTATTATATTATTATGAAGTTATTAAATATACAGGAATAGCTGGAGGAGCTTTAACTGGTTTAACAAGAGGAACTTCTGCTCAATTTTTTGGAGTAAGTCCGGCAACAACTTCTGCTCAAGCTTTTAGTTCTGGAACTACAGTTTATGGTGGAAGAGCAATTACTCCTATAACTCAACAAAGATATAATCAAATGGGAGTATTAGAAAATTTTAGTGATAAATATACTTTTACAGTTCCAAACGCTGCAAGTTCAACTACTAGCGGTGGAGACTACCCTGTTTTTGCAGGACCTGTAAGTAATACAAGAACATTAACATAATGGCATATACTTTAACAAATTTACAAGACGATATTAAAAGCTACACAGAAGTAGATAGTTCAGTTTTTTCAACATCTGTATTAAATAATTTAATTATAAATGCAGAAAATAAAATATATAGATCTGTGGATTCAGATGCAGATAGATATTATGCAACATCTAATACAGTTAATGGTAATAGATATGTGACTATTCCATCAGATTTAAGAATTATTAGATATGTTCAAGTAAAAGATTCTACAGATGGTAATAAACAAAAATTTTTAGAACAAAGAGATACTAGTTTTATGGCAGAATATTATAATACTCCTGGAACAGCTGATGGAGTTCCTAAATATTATGCTAACTGGGACTCTAGCTATTGGGTAGTTGCTCCTACTCCAAATGGAACATATGAGATTACAATGGCTTATATTAAACAACCTACTAGCTTAACTGATTCTTCAGTAAGCGGTAGTGGAACGTATTTATCCAATAAATATCAGGATTTACTTTTGTATGCGACTCTTGTAGAAGCATATGGGTACTTGAAAGGCCCAGCAGATATGGTACAATACTATACTCAGGCTTACAATCAAGCTTTAGAAACGTACGCGATTGAACAACAAGGTCGTAGACGCAGAGGCGAATATGAAGATGGCGTTATTCGAACTCCTCTCAAGTCAATTAATCCATCACAATAAATAGGAGATAAAATATGGCAAACATAGTACCTGACTCGTTTAAAACTGGACTGTTAAAAGGAACTTTTAATTTTGACACAGCTGGTAATGGTGGAAACTCTTTTAAACTTGCTTTGTACACTAGCATCTCTTCTTACAGCACAGCGTCAACTGTTTATTTAGCAGGCACAGGAAATGGTGAAGTTAGTTCTTCTGGAACAAGCTACACTGCCGGCGGTAATGCATTGACAAACAGTGGAGTATCAGTTTCATCAAATATCGCGTTTATAGATTTTTCTGATTTAACTTTCTCTTCTGTTACTTTAACTGCTGCAGGAGCTGCTATTTACAAAACTACTGGCGGTGGTAACGAATTAGTTATGGTGTTAGATTTTGGTGGAAATAAGACGGCAACGAATGGCGATTTTGTTATTCAGTTCCCTACTAATGATTCATCAAACGCAATTCTAAGAATTGGCGACGCGTAACAGTAAGGATAAATAGAGATGGCTTTTGTACTTAACGACAGAGTTAAACAGACTAGTACTACGACTGGTACAGGCACATTTAGTTTAACAGGAACTGAAACAGGTTTCGAAACTTTTGTAACTGGTATCGGAAACAGTAATAATACATTCTATGCGATAGCAAACGATGGTACTTCTGAATGGGAAGTCGGTATTGGAACAGTAACTGACGCAGCTACTGATACGCTTTCAAGAGATACCGTAATCTCCTCTTCTAATTCAGACAGCTTAGTTGACTTTGCTTCAGGAACAAAAACTGTATTATGTACTTATCCTGCATCTAGAGCCCCTTCGGCTTCAATGACAGCTACATCTTACATTAACACGCACAATTCAACTATATCAGATACACAAACAATTGATTCAGGAGTTTTAGCTGGACCAGTAACTGTATCCGGTACAGTAACAGTAACAGGAAATTTAGTAATAATATAAAATGAGTACAATAGAAGTAGATAAAATAAAACCACAATCAGGAACAGCATTACAAGTTGGTGAATCCGGCGATACAATGACTGTACCTTCAGGTGCAACTTTAACTACTACAAACGCAACAGTAAATTTACCAAACACTTCAGTTACAAATGATAACTTGGCTGGATCAATTGCAAATGCAAAATTAACTAATAGTAGTATTACTATAAATGGTTCGCCTGTTTCTTTAGGTGGAAGTGTAACTGTGGGAGAAACCAAACCTACAATTTCATCTATTTCACCCAGTGTAGCAGAAAACACTCAAACAGCTATAACAATTACAGGAAGTAACTTTGTTTCTCTTCCTTATGTAGATGCAATTAATTCTTCTACAGGTTCTATTACGGCAGCCGACTCAGTTACTTTTACAAGTTCAACAACATTAGTTTGTAATTTTACATTATCTGTAGATGGCACTTATTATATAAGAATAGAAAATAATGACGGTAATGCTGTAAGATCCAGTACTGCATTATTAACAGTTTCAGACGCTCCAGCATGGGTTACAGCTGCGGGAAGTTTAGGAACAACAGCTGCGGCAACTTCAATAAATTATACAGTAAGCGCTACCGATGCGACTTCATACGCAATTCAATCAGGTGCTCTTCCAGGTGGAGGTTCATTAAACACAGCGACTGGTGCAATAACTGGTACTGAGACTGGTTCTACAGCTACAACTACATACAATTTTACTATTAGGGCTACTGATGCTCAAGCACAAACGGCAGATAGAGCCTTCTCAATTACAATTTCTCATGGTATATCAAACGGAGGACAATTCAATTAATGGCTGCTTATATTAATTTAGGAACAGGATTTGGAAATAGTAAAACTTATACTATATCTGCATGGGTTAAAGGTTCTAACCAATATGCAGTACAAGAAGACAATCCAATTATGTCTGCAGGTAGTGGTAGTGATGGTGCTGAATTTAGATTTAATGATGGAAGTTTAGAATTTTATAACTATCCGGGTTCATACAGTGCAAGAGTTCAAACTAATGCGCGATGCGATGATGTAAATGCTTGGTATCATGTTGTGGCAGCAATTGATACTCCACAAGCTAGTTCATCTGATAGAATAAAACTTTATATAAACGGAGTTCAAGAAACTTCATTAGCTCAAAACACTTATCCCGCACAAGACGCACAACTGTATATAGGGAACGCCTCAGATACTCATTATGTTGCAAATAATTATAGTAGTGGACAACAATTTTTAGGACTAATGACACACTTTGCTTTTGTTAATGGAACTGCATTAACGCCTACTTCATTTGGGGAAACAGATACAGATACAGGTATATGGAAACCTAAATCCGATTTATCTGGTCTTACTTGGGGCACAAAAGGTTTTTGGCTTAAATTTGAAAATTCAGCAGACCTGGATTTAGATAGTTCTTCTAATGCTAATACTTTTTCAACTAGTGGGACTATTACACAGACTAGTGATACCCCTTCAAACAATTTTGCAGTCTTAAATGTAATGAACTTTAAAAATGGTGGCCCAACAATAGCTAACGGTTTAACAACAGTTACAAGTGATGGTGGTACAAAATTTTGTTATGGTACTTCACTGGGTGTTAATAAAGGCAAATACTACGCTGAATTTAAAATAGTCGGTAATGAAGATAGTGCTACCCATCATATCGGTATTACAAGTGATCCAACTACTAGCGCTTCATACAATCAATTTCCAGGAGAAGATAATATAAGTTATTCTTATGGTCAGTTTGGAAGTTGGTGGTATAATAATTCTGGTACAGCTACTGGAACTACTTATACAACAGGTGATATCGTAGGATTAGCATTGGACTGCGATAATTCGAAGTTGTATTTTAGTAAAAATGGAACTTGGATTTCAATAGGTGGAGTTCAAGGTGATCCAACTTCAGGCGCAACAGGAACCGGAGCTATAAGTATAAATGCCCCAACTGCAAATACTGGAAATGGATTTTGGCATATGGCTATTGGTGATAATTCTGGAACTTATGGCGGCGCAAATGTTGTAGCATGTAACTTTGGGAATGGTTATTTTCAAACGTCCGCTGTGGCTTCAGCAGGTACATCACCATCAGAAGGTGGAGTATTTGAATATGATTGTCCTAGTGGCTATCAAGCATTATGCACGAAAGGTATTAACAGTTTTTAATTAATATGATAAACAGGATTTAACTATGGCCTATATTTCATTTCAACCATCAGATTATTTTAATACGTTACTTTATACAGGTGATGGTTCAGGTTCAAATAGATCATTAACAGGTGTTGGATTTCAACCTGATTGGGTTTGGAA